CCTCTATGTCACCACTGCCGCCATAAATCGGGCTGTTGATGGTTATATTGATCCCGCTGCCGCCCGATGCGGCCCGCGCCATCTTTTCGGCAGGTATGACATACTCGGGGCCGCTCTCTCCTACCACGGCAAGCGTTGGCCGATCCACATAGCCGCCTCGGGCCATGAAGATGGGGGGTAACATGTAATCGCCTAAATATCCGTTTCCACTCCCTCCACTGCCCCCACCCCCGGAGCTGCCAGTATAGACCTCATTGACATAGACCGTTTTATAGACCGGCTGACTTGCCGCTGAATTAATGGCAGCTATGGCAGACATTGCCTGGGAGGAATCTATGATCACCGGCTTGGATGCGGATTGCTTGGCTGCGGTGTCGATCTCTGTAATGCTGGCAGTGGCTGCTGTGCTGTCGATGGTGAGCGGTTTTTGCACATCCTTTTTAGCCGTGCTCTCAAATCCGGATAGAGCTGTGGTGGCCGCGCTGGTGTCAAGTTTCAGAGGTTTTTGCACATCCTTTTTAGCCGTGCTCTCAAATCCGGATAGAGCTGTGGTGGCCGCGCTGGTGTCAAGTTTCAGAGACACCGGGATGCTCTGGGGGGTGGCAGCACTTCCCAGAGCCTTGCCGCCCACAGCCTGTACTGCCATGGCCGCTTCATTGGCGGCAGATACTACTGTATTCTTCCAGTCGAGATAAGCCTGCCCGCCCGCTCCGATGTAAGACGGATTAAAGAGGTTCTCCTGCTGCTCCTGCCATGCCCCGAAATCAGACATAACGCAAGCTTCGCAGTCCTCTATAGCCTTCTGGAGCTGGTTGTAGCCCACTGTTGCGGCTTGCGTTGCCTTGACAGTATCCTGGAGAGCGGCGTTTGATTTAGCAGCCGCCTCTGGAAACATCGATTTCATGAGGTTATATAATTCCTCAGTCGATGCCCCGGACTTGACCGCCTCAATAAATTCCTTGATGAGGTTTAAGCCCGCCTCTTTTCCGATCTCTGGGGCCTTTTCCAGTAATAAATTGAGCATGGGCTCCATGCCTTCAATTAGGTCCCGCTCATCTGCCGTCAGGACGGCATCTGAGAACGAGCCTGTGATAGTCTGCCCCATCTCTTCGCCTTGTTGCTGGCAAAAGAGCTTCATGTCTGCGATCTGAGGCATGATAGCTGCTTCAAAATCCGCCGCCAACCTGGCCGCCTGGGCAGGATCAATCAGCTCATTGGTTAGGCCCTTGAGCGCCTCTGAGACCGCATTAAATTTGCTGGCATCCGGGTGAGCAAAGGCATCCAGGATTACATTAATGGCCGCTTTAGCGTCCTGGCTGCCACTCTGGCTGATTTTATCGAAGTTATCAGAGATGATCTGAGCGGTTGAATCCCCGAAGTTTGCCCAGATTTCTTCATTCTGAGTCTTGAAACTCGCCTGTTCCTCACTGGTATATAGGTTCACAGGGGTGGCCCTGAGGCGCTGCTGCAGTTCTATCTTTTCTGCTTCGGCTGCATTGCCCATCAGCCGGTAATATGCCGCCGCGCCCTCCTCTGGCGCTGGCAGGCCTGTTATGGCCTGGAACGCTGCTGCAGCATCACCGCCAAACGATTGCCCAAGCAGAGTGTCACCGGAGAATAGGCTCCAGTAATTTCCGCTGCCGCCTTCGGACAGGTGCATACGGAGAGATTTCCCGGCATATTCAAAGGCTCTGTCAAAAGTCTCATTGAGCGCGGTGCTTTGGCTATTCATCATAGCCAAGATGTCCAGGTCTTTCATCCCGGCTTCTAGGTAGGGAATGAACTCTTTAGAGACGGATTTAGCCAAATCTCTGCCAGCGTCCCCGGCCCCTACCAGCGCCTCCGGGCTGCTCAGGGCATCGCCAGGAGCCTCCTTGAGATCGTCGGATTCGGCTATACCCTCTGCCACTTTATCGGCAATATCTTGGCCGGCTGCTTCCGCCGCTCCGGTATCGACTCCCAGGAGATCGTTGACCCATCGATTGAGGCCAGAATCTACTCCTATCGCGTCGTTGACCGCATCTCCCGCGCTGTCAAATGTGTCATAGATCGCTTTCCCAAAATCAGTGACTGCAGTTACCCCATAGGTGAACAGCTTAATTCCCTCAGTCACTGCCGGAAGCAAGACAGATCCCAGGGCGATCTGGGCCTCCTCTACTGCCGAGGACAGCTCTCCCATAGCACCCTCATAGGTGTCGGTCATGGTGGCTGCCATCTCTGTGGCCTTTTGGGTGTCAGTGATGGCAGTCTCCAACTCACCCAGAGAGCTGGCATGGGCCGCCAGGTAAGTGGCCGCCGAGACATTTTCCCGACCAAATATCTGCAGGGCTTGAGTGGCAGTCATGCCCTTCTCATTGAGAAGCGACATGGCCTCCGCGACCCCTACCGTGGCCGGGTTGATCTGTTCTGCAGATATGCCGAGTTCCGCCAGGGCCTCCGCCGCAGGCCCGCTCTGAGACGCCAGGCCGGCCAGGATGCCCCGTAGGGCAGTGCCGCCCTCTGCGCCCTTGATGCCTGCATTGGAGAGGCTGCCCAAGGCCGCCGTGGTGGACTCCAGAGACATCCCGAAGGCTGAGGCAGTGCTGCCTACTTCCTTGAGTCCGCCGCCCAGCTGGGAGATATTGGTGTTGGTCTCTGCCGCTCCGGCTGCCAGGACATTGGCCACTCTGCCCGAGTCGGTGGCCTCTAGGTTGAATTGCGATATGGTGTTGGTCATCATATCGCCCGCGGAGGCCAGATCCATGCCTCCGGCTGCGGCCATAGTGAGGGTATCCTTCAGGCCGGCTGTGGCCTGCTGGGAGTCCCAGCCGGCGCCGGCCATGTAGCTCAGTGCTTCGGCTGCCTGGCTGGCTGAGAACTGAGTGCTGGCTCCAGCCTCCCGGGCCGCGTTGCTCATGGCCTGCAGCTCTGCTCCAGAGCTGCCCATGATGGCCGCTACTCCGGCCATCTGCTGCTGGAAGCCTGCCGCCGTGGTGACAGAAGAGGAGAGGGCCGAGCCTACGACGGCAATCCCTGCTCCTGCTGCTATGCCTGCCGGGCCGATGGCAGACAGAGCACTGCCTACAGGGCCCATCGAGGAGGCGATGCCGCTCATGGAGTCCCGGAGGCCTGCGCCCAGGTTACTCTTGAAGCTGCCTTCGATGCCAGATACGGCATTGGTTGCTTCGTTGCGGGCCTGCCCGAGGGCGGTCTTGAGGCCGGAGATGTCTCCGTCTATTTGAGCTGTAATCCTACCTGCATCGGCTGGCATTGTTGAACAATCCTCAAAAAATCATTGCCAGGAGTCGTATCTGGCTTTGTATTCGGCTGTTGATGTCTCAGGTTTTGGGGTGTCGGTGGGCCGTAGATAGAATTGGTCGAAGCCTTCCAGCTTGCCATTCCAGGCCATGCCAAACGCCAGCCCGGAGCAGTAGCCCGCAAAAGCCGCCGTCTCCTGCTTAAATTCATGCTCCAGGGTATGGTGCTCTTGCAGGAGCATGAGCTGGCCAGGGGTCAGCCGGTCAAACTGATCCGGCATCAGCCCCAGAATTACATAAGCTACGTAGTGGCAAGTTCGCCAGAAGTCTTGCTCTTCTTCTTCTGGCTCTCGAGCTGTGCCCTGTAGCTTGCCGTCAGCTTCTCCAGCTTCTCGATCTTTGCCTTGAGATTGTTCTCTTCGTCTATCTCTAAGGTCGCAATACCAGAAGGGCTCGCCTGCTCCAGGAAGGCCCGATAGACTGCCCGGCCCAGGGCCTCCAGGCTGTTGTCAGGCTGCTTTTTGAGATAGCCATCTATGGCCATCGCTGCCTCAGATGGCTGGTCGTCTTTTTCCTGCCAGGATAAGCCAGTGGCAGCCCCTACAGCCACCTCCAAGATGTCCGCCTGGAGGCCATAGGAGGCCAGTATAGTTTTTGCGGTATGCTCGGAGGCGTTCGCTGTGCCATTTCGCCTCATAAGCACTTTGGCGGCGCCTTCAAACTTCTTGATCGCTGAAAATGTCCACTGCAATTCCCTGATTATGTCCATTTCAATTTGTGTCATCTTAATTTTCTCCCTTGAAGATTACTATGGAGGGAGGGGCTCAAGCACCCTGCCGGATGCCATCACAGCCCCGCCCTCATCTATTCCATATAGAGCGCACCCGCACCCTTGATAGTTACTGTCTGCTTTTGGGCATCGTTTGGATTAGCCAGGATATTCTCCATGCTGGTGATTGCTCCCCACCCGATGCAGAACGGCGTGGTGGAATAGACGCTGTAGAACTTCCACAGGTACTTCTGGGCCAGAGCTACCAGAGGGATAGATCCATCATAGAAGAAGGCCCCGGCAGACATCTCCCAGCTCCGAGAGCTGAGGATCGAGCTACCCCATCCAGAATCGTCTACTGAAGACGTATCAATCTCTTTGCCGTCTATCTTCAGCTTGCCGTCGAATAACCCTGTCACCTTCTGGAAGGCCAACAGTGATCTCCGCACCCCATCGGCGGTGATTGTGTGGCCGTCCATCGATGCGGCAAATGTGACCTTCCCTTCAAGACGGCTCACAGTGAAGCCACTTGAGACTGCACCACCATCTGATTTTATGGTCAGAGTCTCATCCTCATCCCAGTAGCGGCTTCCTGCTGCGGCCTGGTAGGTGAGATGATCGCCGGAGTCCACCAGCGACAGGCCGGTGAAAGCTACACCATCTGCAGCGGTGGCCTCGGACATCGCCCCAGTCACGCCTGCCCCGGTGCTTCCTGGCGGGAGCCTGGCCTCAAAGAGGGCGAAAGATGGGGCATCGGCATTCACTGCGGCCACAATCTGAGCTGCGGTGCTGGTAGCTACTCCAGAGCCATTGGTGGCGCTGTTGATGGTCAGCTTGGGAGCAGCCGCAGAGACGGATAGAGGTGTATTATTGCCTGAAACAACGATCTCCACTTTGTTGGTGGCGTGGTTCTTGGAGACAAAACAGATATCCCGATTAGAGCCGAGAGCGGGCGTCACCACATACTCCTCCGGCTCATCCCTGAAGAGAGCGGCGGATAGGCCGCTCACGGCTGAAGTCATGAGTCAGCCTCAGGGTATAGCGGCCAGAGCGCCCCGGCCCTTCAGAGTCCAATCGGCCTTCTGCTGAGTATTCGGTCCGGCCAAAGTCAAGCTGCCAGACTGGACACCACAAGCACCCTCCCAACCCTCAGGAGAAGAGGTGGCAGTGCCGGACTGCAGGATGTAGGCATATAGCTCACTGCCTTCTATGAGGGCGGCAATGATCAGAGCATAGGCAGCATCAGTCATGATTAGGTTGTTGCTGGCGGAGATCTCCCAGGATCTTGCGCCGGTGATGGAGCTGCCCCACCCTTCATCATCTACGTTGGATGTATCGATATCCTTTCCATCGATCCTCAGTTTCAAGTCGAAGAGTTCTCCGAGCTTGACCATTGAGGCCGGCGTGTCTGCGGTGTAGAGCCACAGGGAGCCGGTCATTCCGCTGACCGCTTGTGTCATAATTTCATACCTCGAAGTATTGCCTTTCTCCCGCAAAATGCGGTTTATAATAAACTAACGAAACTATTATTAGAAAAAATAAGAATCGGATAAAATTTAAGCGCCTTTCATGATCTCGAAATTCTGGTAAAAGATTGTCCGCCCCCTAGAGTCCGTCTCCAGCTTGCATGGAACACCCCTGCCCCTGATGAGGAGATACCTGTGCGTGCTCAGGGTGATGTCATGCTGAGCATGGAGAGCTGCATCTATGGCCTCCGCTTTGGTCTGCGCCGCACCATAGGTGGCTGCTCTGATCTCTATATGGAGGTCCGGGTATTGCAGATCGCAGAAGACCTCTTTGCTCCGCCCTGGCCGGGCATAGAGGGACACAACGGCGTCCGGAGAATCCGGCATGTAGCCGATAAAGACCGTCTGGGTGCTGGCAGTTCCCGGATATACTCCGATCCCTAGGCTATTGAGCTGGGTGGCAATGTCCTCAAGAAAGCTCATGCATCCAACACCACCGCCTGCTCGATCGCCACAACAATCGCCTCATATGCCTCGATCATGAAAGCCCCTACCGGAAATTTGTCAGGATAAGAGATCCGAGCGCAATGGCTACTATGAACCATTCTCGCAGCGTGAGAAATGCGAGCTTCTCTCCTTCTCCCTTAACTGCGCAGTTCGTCAGGTTCTCTACTTTGGAGCTGATGGACTCCAGGCTTTTCTGGATCTGGGGAAGCGAGGCGGCACAGATCTCTAGAGCGGATACTCGGCCCCAGATTTGACTGATATCCGTCTCATGCCGCTTTGAATCGTTCTCCAGGACCATCAGCCTGGCATGAAGATCATTCCCTTCAGCCATAGCACCTCACTTCGATGTCTGGCCCCTGGTCTGGATCCAGGCCTGGACCACCTGAGGCAGGCCGAACAGGCCGGCCAGAACGCCCAAGGCGATGAAGAGCTCTTTCAGCGTGGCAACGTCGGTCTTGCCAGTGGCCACCATGCCGATAGCGGCCAGAGCCATCAAGACGAAGCCCGCAATCATGAGGATGGCGATCCTATATCCTTCTCCTGACATCAGTCCACCACCTCGATGATTCCCTTAGCCAACCATCTCTCTATCTGCTCATCGGAGTATTCCCACACTTGATACCATGGCCCGCTCTCCTGGGTGCCTTCCAAGAAGTGCACCTGGACAGCACCGCCCGCGTCCTTGACCTTATAGCCGCCCGGCTTCTTGCAGCAGAATTTGCTCACTTTGAGTCCTCCTGAATCACATCATCAGGAACAGGACCATGCCCCATCTCGGTGAACCACACAATAGGATCGACCTCTTTGCCCTCGGCCCTGCTCCATGCCTTGAATGCCTCCCGGGTAAGCCGGAGGTTAGTGGTGGTGACATAATACCGCTCCTGGCCCGCCAGCTTTAGAGTACCCTGTGGGATTATCCGGTGCTCCAGATCCTGCTCCAGACATTCACAGGCCTGCTCGCCGGTGGTCTCATTGCAGCAATCGAATTCCTTCACTCTTTTGCCCCCTCGCCTTCTTCTTCCTCGATGACAGACCATACCCTCTTGACATTCTGCCCGGATGCGTTGAGCTTGAATTGAGCGGTCACATTCTGCCCCGAAATGGTGATGTCAGATATCTTCCACCATCGGCCTTTGCCCGGGTAGGCCCCTATGAGCTGGTTGCGGAATGTGCCGTTACCGCTTGCTGTTATGTCGGATTGGGCCCGGTCCTTGCGGGTGGTGACTTCTTCCCAGATATCTTCATGAGTCTCTTCGTCCGTATATTCCCGCTCGACGACGGTCGTCTCCGAGCTGTAGGCCCCTGATGCCTCGACCAGGATTCCGGTACCATTGCCCCGGAAATCCTGGATAGGAGACCTCCATCGGACCGCAGCCTCTCCAGGCGCATCCAGACCCATGAAGACCTTAGACTCCTTGTCCTCGATATGCTGAGTTAAGCCGAAACTGACCGGGCCGTCTGCTCGGGCCTCATTGCGGATCAGATAGCTATCACCCTCCAGGTGGAGGCCTCCGTCTTGAGACTGCCCCTGCGCCCGATAGTCGATCAGGCCAGATGCAGAAGATACGAGCAGGACTATAATGAGCCACCAGGTGGTGACTGGATTAATTAGTTTCATAAAATCACTTTATAATAAATTGAAATGGGGGTTAATAGTCCCCCAGCGGGATTGCCGGCGGGAGCTGATATGCTTTGTCGACCCCGCCCATTTCAAGCTGATCGGCGTCCACAGACATCTCTTTTGCGTTCTTGATATCATCGATCATTGTCTGGATCTTGCTGTCCAAGCTGGCCTTCAGGCTCTCCAGGTTGCGGATGGTCTTGGCGTCTTCTCCGAATGCCAGGGTTGCACCGGCCCCAGCGCTCTGGCCCTCGATGATTGCGCTCTGGATCTGCCGTGCCTGCTGGTTAGCTATTTTCATCAGCACATCGAGGCCATCATAAATGATGAGGCCGGTTACGTTTTTAAGATCTTTTAGAGTTTTTGGCATAAAATCACCGTGCAAAATTTGCACTATTATTTTTTCCTAATAATTGTTATCCGTCTATACGGTGCCTGATCCAACTCAGCCAGCCGGGCAGTAATGAGCGACTGCAAAAATAAGAGGGAGGATCGATCCCAGTCCGGCCCCCGAATGATTTTCGCCCAGTCCAGATCAGTAGGTCTCATCCCAATATCGCCTTCAGGCCATCGGCTACGTCCTTGTGATATTGATCCTCGGCCTCCAGGAGAGGCTGCCGGAGGTAGTTGGGCCCGGTGCCGGCGTGGCTGGGGGTGTAGCCCTGCGACTCATGGAGCCAGGCGGCTTGCGGCGTGTTGAAGGATATCTCCGCGCCCTTGGGGATCTCTGTGACCGTGCCTGATTGCCGTGTCTGGCTGGTCTCGATCGGACAGAGATCAACCGCCGCACCTTTGACCG